ATAGAATTGAAAGAGAGCGCCGTAAATTTGAAAAACAATTTGAAGGTGTAGATCTTAATCGTTATCGCGAATTAACCGAGGCTGAAGAAGCCCGTAAAGTAAAGAAACAAAAAGAGCGTGGTGAGTTTGAACAGATCTTAAAAGAAACTGTTTCAAAGAAAGACCAAACTATTGAATCTTTACAGAAAGAGTTGCGTAGTGTAAAAGTTGATGGTGCATTACTTAACGCCGCATCTGCTAACAAAGCTGTTAACCCTGAACAAGTAGTTCGTTTATTACACGATCAGGTTAGGTTAAGTGAAACAGGTGAAGCTGAAGTTATCGATCCAAAAACTGGTCAAGTTCGTTACAACGATGCTGGCGATCCCATGTCGTTTGCAGAACTAACATCAAGTTTTTTGAATGAGAATCCACACTTTTTATCAGCAGCTCCAAAGGGTTCCGGAACCACTTCAAATGTGAATGGTAAAGGACAACAAACGGTAAATCTTGCATCTCTGGATTTAACAAAACCAGAAGATAGAAAGATATATGAGAAAAACTTTAAGTAATTCTCATAATTGGTCAAAATATAGGAGAATATAACAATGGCTGATACATTTATTAGTTCTGCAACATCAACTCTTGGTCAAGAGTTATTAGTAGAAGCAAACTCGGCAACAGTATATGCCGCACACGAAAATTCAATGTTCTTAAACGGACAATTGATCCCAGTGCTTGATGCACCGAACGGTTTACTTAAAGTGCCTAAATTATCAAAACCAGCAGCTGACTCTGTTAGCGGTGGTGTTGGTGACGCAATTACAGCCGATGTTGCTGTAACAAACCCAGCTTCAAGCGATGTTAACATCGTTGCTGACTTAATTGCTGTTCGTTCAGTAGTTCGTGACTTAGGTAACATTGATCCACGCGAGATTGGTCGTGCTGGTGGTCAAGGTGTTGCTGCTGGTTGGGATGCAACTGTAATGGGCGCAATCGGTGGATTAACTTCATACGATATCGATGCTGTTACTGATTTAACAATGAATCATGTTTTTGATGCAGTCTCAACTATTCGTGCTGCTGGCGAAAATGGTCCATTAGCTGGTATCGTTTCACCTGACACATACACTGAAATAATGACATTAATCGGTGGTGCAGCTTACGCTGGTGGTGATGAGTTCCAATCACAAGTTATGCGTTCAGGTTTCTTAGGTCGCATCGCAGGTGTTCCTTTCTTTGTTAGCTCATACTTTGATGCTACAAACACTGGTTTAACAGCACCTCGTTTAGCTATCTTTGGACAAGATGCTATCAAAATTGGTATGCAGCGTAATGTTACAATGGAAATTGCTCGTAGACCAGAAGCTGTTGGTTATGATGTTGTTACATCATTAATGGCTGGTGTTGATGTAGTTGACGCTACTCGTGGCGTTATTCTTAACGAAGAAGCTTAATAGGTAGGAGACTAACGCAATGGCTATGTCGACTGATCCAGATATTATCGAATACTTCCCAGATCTTTATGAGTATGGGATTCAAGACTTTAGTGCCGAGCACGAAAAGACACGCGGTGATATTATCCGTCGACTAGCCATTGATTGGTGGCCAAGGTATAGAGGTTCATATACAAGTGCATCGTTAGATGATACATTGTTAACTGAATCTCAATTTACCAGGGCCGCTGTCTTCCACTGTTTAAGTTATTACATACTACCAAAACTTACAAAACATGATCCGGAAGGTGATCGTTTCAGCGAGATGATGAAGTATTATAAATCTCGTTATGAGGAAGAGTTTGATTTAGTGTTGAAAGATGGTGTCGAATATGATGCCGACAATGACGATACTATTGAAGATTCAGAAAAGGAAACTTTTCATATGCAAAGGTTGGTTAGATGAGTAGACGCGAAGATATAACCTGTAACATTATAGATTGTTTGCAAAACGCAGATAATCCTCGTTTTGGGTTAGTTACACGCAAAAACTTTGATATTAATCAGCTTAGTAGACAACAGTATCCTGCGATATATGTTGTTACAGCAGATGAAGAAAGAAACGATATTACAATGACTGGGTCTAATGGACGTAGACAAGCAGAGCTAGAAATAGTTTTGATTGCATGGGTTAACGGCACTAATATTGACGAGTTACGCAATGATGTTATAGAGCGTATCGAAGAAGCATTAGCTGTTGACACAAGCAGAGGCGGTTCAGCTAAAAGGACTCAAGTGCGAAACATTGCAGTTGATTACGATATAGTTGAACCATATGGTAGAGTAGATGTAACTGTCTTAGTTGAATACGATTACACTCGAGGTAACACATGAAAGTTCGAGTAACAAACGGTAAAAGAATCAGAACAATTGATGTTGATAAACTCAGTCGTGCGAAGAAATTCGGATGGGTTGTAGTTGAAGAAGAAGTTGTAGAAGAAACTGATACCGAACAAAATTCTGAAGAAGAGGAAATTTAAAAATGGCTACATACCAAGGTTGCGAAGGATCATTAAGCATTGGTGGAGTTGACTTAGTAGAACTTAAAAGCTACTCAATCGATTACACAATCAATACTATTGATACTTCAACAATGGGAACTTGCACACGCAAATACGCGCCTAGCATCAAAGAATGGTCAGGATCAGCAGATATCTTTTACAATGTCGCTGATACACAAGAAGTGGTTGACGCTTTAACTGACGCAGATGCAGGCACTGATGTTGCAATGGTTGCATACATGACACAAACACCTACTACAGGCGATCCTAAGATTAGCGGCAATATCATTGTTACTGGTTTTAGCATCAATGCTTCAATTGACGGTTTAGTAGAAGCATCGATTTCGTTCCAAGGTGATGGTGCGTTAACAATCGGCACTGAAGCTTAATAAGGAAACTTATTAAGTGCCAGTTCCGGCAATAATTGCAGGGCTCGCCCGTGGTGTATCTGCACTCGGGCGTGGCGCTGTATCTAGTGCATCAAGATTAAGGGGAGCGTTATCTCGTGGTTTATCTAAACTACAGTCTCCTAAGTTTTCTGCACACATACAAGTTAATCATCGACAGCTATCAAGAAAGTTAAAGAAAGCATCTGATGATAAAGTAGAAGAAGTGATGAAATATGCACTTAAAGAAGTTAAACCACTAACACCCAAGGATACAGGGAAAGCAAGGCGTGGGTGGAAGCTGGAAGGAAAAGGAACTAATACTCAACTAGTAAATAAAGTGGAGTATATAGGATACTTAGAAAACGGGCATAGTAAACAGGCCCCATCAGGAATGATGAAACCATTAAAACGTAAAATAAGAGGAAAATTCAAATGAGTAATGCAATAGATAAAATTACAAGTCACTTTAACAAATTAGTAACAAATAACCTACAAGAAGGTTACATTGAAGAGTGGGATTTAAAGTTTTGGTATTACCCAACATATTCAATTAGAGACAACATTAAATCAATGGAGTTGAATGCTCAAGGTAAAGTCTTAGAAGCATTAATTGAAAATATTATTACCAAAGCAAAGAACGAAGATGGGTCAAGAATGTTCGCTCCTGCATCTAAATCAAGACTAATGAATGAAGCAGATCCTAAAGTGATTATTAAGATGGCTGGCATAATGAATAATGATGCCGAAGCAATGGATGCTGAGGAGATTGAAAAAAACTAAAGGAAGACTCTGGCTTAATTGTTCTAATGACAATATGTAGGGAACTAGGTATAACATTAGATGAAGGTTTAGACATGCCAGAGTCACATTTTCAGTTATGGCAAGCCTACTTTAAACTCGAAAGAGACTCGATAAAGGAAGAACAGAACAAACATGGCCAACGACGCAACCATAATTATAGGCGCTGATGTAAGTCAAGCAACTAAAGGCATAGATAAACTAAACAGAAGTTTATCACTTATTAAGTTAGATGCTCTAACAAACTTAGCTGGTAAGGCAATGGATGTTGGTAAAAACTTTATTAGTTCAACATCGGGTATTCAAAAACTACAAAGCTCACTTAAAGTTGTAACTGGGTCTGCTGAGAACGCAACAGCGGCATTTGATAAAATCAATACCTTTGCTCAACAGACACAGTTTACAGTAAGTGATCTATCACAAGCATACATTAAACTAAAAGCCGCAGGCATCGAACCTACTAATCAGATGCTACAGACATTCGCTGATACAGCCGCTATCACAACAGATAGTTTAGGCTCGTTAGAGGCAATGACAGATCTCATCACTCGAACAACTGCGGGTGGTTTAGGTCTTGAAGAACTACAACGACTAGCAGACAGAGGTATTCCAGTATTCCGTATCTTACAAGAAGAAATGGGATTAACTCGTGACGCTGTAACCGACTTTGGTAAATCAGCTGAAGGTGCTAATGAGATAGTCAATGTCTTAATGAATACAATGGGTGATGAGTTTGCAGGTGCAGCCAAAGACATGGCTGATACTGCCGAAACTGCATTCCAAAACTTAGGCTCTGAATGGGATCAACTACTTACAGCAGTAATGCAGGGTGGTCTTGATGACATGCTTAAAGGAGCAGCCGAGTTTGCAACTAAGTGGGTTAAGATAATGAAGGGTATGATCCCTTATGTCAAAATCGAGTTAGTTAGATTGGAAGGGTTCTTTAAGTATAGTTGGCAAAAGATACAGTATGGATTAGTTCAAGGTGTTAACTATATTAAATTAGCATTCGCTAAAATGTTTGACTTTGTAATGTCTGGCTGGAATGGTTTAGCTCGTGGTGCTATACAAGCAACAAACAAAATGATTGAAGCTGTTAACTTCTTTGGTTCAGACTTCGAACTTATTAAAGAAGACTTCTTAACAGTTGAATCTATGTCAGACAGTATCGCACAAGACATTGATACAGCAAGACAATATCACGAAGCAGAAACAAAAGCTATATTAGATAAGACTAATGCTCGTATAGGTGATATGCAAACAGCAATGGCAGAAGCCGAAGTAGCTAAACAAGTTGCCGCTGAGAAAGCAATGGCAGCAGACGCATTAGCTGCTGGTGGTCCAATGGTTCCGGGTGCTAAAGCAACTGGACCTACATACTCACAAGAAGGTGCTGATGCAACTGGACCATTAGAAGCATACACAGAATATTATGATTCATTAAGAGAGAAACTATCTGTTCATATTAACGCCGAACAAGATATGTTAGAACAATCATATGGATGGAAACTTAAAAAGTTAGAAGAACTTAAAAGAGCATCTATTATTAGTCAAGAACAGTTAGAGGCTGCTAAAGAAAATATCACACAAGAAGGTGTTAAAACATCTATATCTTCATTAGGTGAAGGACTTAATGCGTTAGGTCAGCACAACGAGAAAGCATTCAAAATGGCTAAAGCATTTAACATTGCACAAGCTGTTATGCAAACATATCAATCAGCAACTGCGGCATTTGCATCGTTAGCTCCAATACCATTTATTGGTCCTGCGTTAGGTGCAGTTGCGGCAGCAGGTGCTATTGCTTCTGGTATGGCACAAGTAGCATCTATTAGATCACAACAATTCCAAGGTAGAATGTATGGTGGTTCTGTAACAGGTAATCAAACATACATGGTTGGTGAGCGTGGTCCAGAGTTATTCACACCAGGACGCACAGGCACTATTACTCCAAACGATGATATAGGTGGTAAAGAGGTTAACGTAAACTTTAGTATTCAGGCAGTTGATCAACGCGGTATTAGCGAGATGTTAACTGCTCAGAAACCACAAATTGTAGGTATGATCAAACAAGCTGTTAATGAACAGCCTGGATTATTAGGATAA